CGCCGCTTATTTTTATGTGGTCCCCGTTGCTGAAGCCGTGCGACGTCGCCGTGATCACGACCGGATCAGCCTTTGTCGCGCCGGTGATGGTCTTTTCCGTCCCGTCGTAGGCCAGCCCGCAATCGACAAAAAAACAATCCGCCTGGTCGTCACCCCAATCAACATCTTCCATGACCTCGATATACCGCTTCGTCGCTCCGTTTATCGTCCTGTTGACAACGAGATAGACGTCATCCTGATTCGGCCCGGGGATGCAGGCGATCGACTCGACTGCCCCGTTTTCCATAGGGTGGCGATGCCAGCCGACAACGTTCTGATCTCGCTCATAGGTCATGCCGATAAGCACGCCATCGGCACGAACGCACCACAGGATTCCGTAAGGGTACTTTTGCATCGCCATATCGACAACGCCGCCAGCCGTGATGTGTTCGGCGAGCAACGTCAGGTCCACGCCCGAATACTGATCTTTTGCGAAGACGTAAGAAAATTCCCGGAGACGTTCCCCGTAATTGTCTGGGTGTCCGCGCCTCTCCCAAAACAGGATCGACAGTCCATGGGCCAACCCAGGGCCGAGCGCCGATCCATAGAATGACTGAAACGTGATCTTCGCGTTTTCCGGCGACACGGGATCAACCTGCGAATACTGGCCAAGGCGCGCCTCGCCCGTGGTCGTGCCGATAAACAGGTTTGACAGGTTCACCATCCAGCGAATCGCGTTCATTTGCCGGTCCGAGATGGTATAGGTAAACGGATCGTCCGCGAGCGTGCCGGGCGTGAAATCCTCATAGTTCCCCGTCACCGATGCCCATATCGTTTGAGGGTAGCTCGATGATCCGGCAAACACGGATCGTTGTTCGAGAAACGCGACCGTTGCCGGGAATCCGTTTTTCGTTGACCAGGCCCCCTCGCGCCAGGTCGTTACGGGACCGGTTCCCCCGAGCGTCGAAACCACGTCCGCGGTTGCGTGCGTGGAATCGGTGACGTAGGTTATTTTGACGTATCCCCACGACCCGCCTGCGAATATTCGGAAAAACGCCCCTACATGGCCCGCCACAAACAGGGCAGAAGACGCGGTTAGTGGGATACCGCTTCCGGTTGTCGCGCTTGCTGTCAGCGTTGTCGCGGTGGCGTTCTGATCAAGGTACGGCCCATCGGTAAAAACAACCGCCGTGAGCGTCCACGCCGTATGTGCGGTCCGGGACAGTTTGTAGATGGGGTAGGATGGATGGCAGATATACATGATATCCGCATCTTGAGCGAATTGCAGCGTGGCAAGATCGGCCTCCAAATAGGGGGAGGCTATCTCATAGGCCGCGCCGCTGACTTCTATTTGCTCGTAATCCTTGTAAAAGCGTATATACTGATTGCCAAATTCAAGAATATACGCCTGCGTGGTATTGAACTGGAAGGGAATAAGCCGCGTCGCCTTGGACGAATCCTTGACTTCCCCGATGAAATATGTGCCTGGTCTCCGCTGCACCCCGCCGTGGGCTCGACAAAAGAAGTTCTCGAGGGTCTGGCACCCCATCGCGTACTTTTCGATGTCGATTCGTCCGCGAAGCTGCGGGCTCAGCTCGCCCGCATTAAACGCGGCTATCATCGGCGATGCCCGCATTTACGCCCTCTCGTCTATCCACGTTTCCGATTCGTACTTCCCGGCGGTCCCCTCTTGCGCGTCGATCTCGCGCGCCTCCTGCAGCTTTACCCCGTAGAGATTCCACATGGTTTCTTGCATCGTGTTTGAATTTGTCAGCGAATAGGCGATCTCGGCGGCAAGGCGCGCCGAGATTGCGGCCTTGCATAGCGCATCAAGATCATTCATGTCCGTTACTCGCTTGATGTAGAGGATCTTCACCGTGGCCTCGTCGGACAGGAGGAACCGCCCCTCGATCTTGTAGTCGCTCGACTCGTCCTCATCTTCGATAGAGATCACCCTCAGACAATAGGGCGGGTCCGGACCGGCCGGCAGGGGGTATTTGTACGAATATCCAAAGGTCGGGGTATCGGCAGACATGGACAGGGCTGCCCTCGCGGTCGCGCAATTCCAGTTATAGGCCCGCAAAGTCTCGTCAATCACATCATCAATGATGAGGCTGCATTTACGCGCCGCCTCCGTATCCTCGGTGAGCGAGGATATCCGCTGTTTTACCCCAATGGCGCTGAGCGCCCGGTTACAGATTTCAACCTTTGTCGCCATTGCTTAACCCCTTCAGCCAATCCTCGGACGGCTCGCCCAGCCAGTCGCGCGTCCTGCCCGATACCGACCGGACGCGTCCGCTGAATTGCTCCCGCGCCTTCAGCCATTCGCTTTGTAGAAAGTCGCTGCTGAATACCGGGATCTTCATATCTGGAGGATCATAAAAATGCCCGTTGCCGTCGAGCGGCACCCCGCACAAGACAACGCGATCGTAACCAATCGCGAGCGCGATGAACACGGCCAGGAGCGAGCTTGTGCCGCCCTTGCCCGCCGGGATATCCCATATGTAATCGCATTCCGGTATCCCCGGCTTTTCGTGCGCCCGGTATCCGTGTGTATGGACGTGCGAACCTTCGCATTGATAGTACGGCCTTAGCGCCCGCCAAAGCCCGGGTTCTTCCGGGTGCATCGACACCCCGTGGTGTACCCGCCCCTTCCAATGCAGGATCATGTTGTTTACCGCGATCACCGCCGCATGGTTTCCTTCGGGGCTGAAACGATACGTCAGGTCATCCCAAACCCCGCGGCCCGTCGCCATGACCACGGCAACCCCCGATTGATTGCCCGCGCATTTCGGCATATAGCCGCGCCCATGCACGCCGTTAATTGTCCATTCCATCCCGGCACACCAGCTCATAAACAACGTCAGACCTATTCATCCTTGCCACGTCGCGCCAATGTCCCTTGATCTTTTCGATCCACCAGCCAACGGGCTTGACGGTGAGGTGTAGGGGCTCGCCGATGTGTTTTCCCCATCCATCCGGCACCCCGGATATCGTAAAAAATATGTTTCGGGTAAGTTTTCGCATCCCCGCCAGGGCAGGATCGATCCATTCTTCGGGCAGATGCTCCATTACGTCGGCGCAGAATCCCCAGGTCGCCGCCTGAATGTTCAAGGGCAGGTCGTGAAGCGACGCTTTGATGAATTGCGCGCCGGCCGCGTATTCGGGCCTAAGTCCCGTTGACACAAGGTCGATCATCGTCACGCCGTAACCGAGGTGCATAAGCGCCCTTGCCGCGTCCCCGTTGCCGCATCCGAAATCAATGACCGTATCTCCGGGCTCGAGCAACGGCAAAAGTTTGGATACGTAGGACGCACCAGGCCCAAGGCTATACCCCGGCACCTGGTGCATCCTCTCGTATTTACTCTGTTCGGACGCGACGTCCATTGTCGCTACCGCCCCGCTTTTTTGATCACGACTTTGATAGCGCCACTCGCCTCCTCGACTCCCGTGGTGACGTAGATCGGGATTTCAACAGCGGTGTCGTTCTTGTAGCCGACTCCGGCAAACGCCCGGCAGTCCGTGACCTGATCTACCGTTGTGAATACGGTTGCCGCGAGATAGCGGTCCGTATCACCGGCGTCTCCGAGCTGCAGCGTGGTCGCGGACCCGAGATCCGCGGCGGTGATGTACCCGTCAACGTAAACCTCGCCGGGCTTCAGCACCCCAACCTGCACGGTAAAGCCAACCGCGGCGGAAGCGAAGGTGTAGGTTTCGGTATCCGTCCTCACCTGTCCGCCGTATTCGGCTTCGCACCTGCTCGACGGCGACCCGGCAAGCGCCTTCGTGGTATTGGTTCCGTAAGCATCCATCTTCATTTCCTCCTGTCATGAGGGGCAAGCGCCTCCCCCCGTGGCTCCAAGGTTCATCCCTTGGGGATTACGCTTCCCAGCTCTCAAGCTCGACCACTCCGTCCTCGTCCATCCGCACCGCGCCGATGGACATACCGACGTACACCTGGATTGCCATGTTCTTGTCGCGCCGCGGGCCGATATCGACGATGATATCCGCACCCAGGGCCAGCAGCATGGAATCCTGTTGCCATGCGAGATTGGTCCGGACGTTGCTCGCCAGGGTCAGCCGTTCCGACCGGATGAACTTGAACCCGAGGAAGGTGTTGATCTCTCCGTTGACCAGGGCCTTGACCGTGTTGTAATCGGCACTCCCGACTTCGGTCAGGTCCAGCAGATCCGCCAGACCCTTTGACCCGACCACCATGCACCGCCCTTCGTCCGGCACTTCGTCGGTGTCGAGCTTCTGCTTGACACTGAGCAGCTTTAGCAGGGTAAGCCCGGACGAGGCGTGCGCCACCCGCTTGTTTGCGGTGTCGAAGGTGTAGGATGTGGCGCCGGCTACCCCGCCGTAGGCCGTCCCGGACGCCGCCGCGATGATGGCATCATCAATCGCCCTGTTCATGGCGTTGCGCGCGTTGACCGCGTACTTGCTCGCCGGATCGGTCAGAAGTTTGGGATTGTCGAGATTGTCGATGAGGTCCGCCCAGTCGTAATCGACCAGGGTGACCCGCCTGCGAAGGTGCGGGGTATCGACCAGCGGCGTATCGGCGTGCCGGTTGCTTCGCAGAACCGCTGCGGTGGCCCCCAGCTGATCGAAGAACGCGTTTTTGCCGGTTACGGACTCGACGCGGCAGACGCCCCGCAGCCTGGACTCCGCCTGCTGCATCAAGATTTGAAGATTGGCCGAGTACTGCTCGACCATTGCGGTTGTGATTTGGGTGCTCATTTTGAACCTCCTCAAAAAAATCAAACGGTTAGTGATTTTTTCGGGAGGTTGCCCGTTGCCGGACCTCGCCTACCCCGATCAACCGCTCGGGGCTACAGCGTCGCCATGTTTGCGATCCACGGACTCATAAAATGAGCTGCCCGCTTTTACTTCTTACCTCTTATCAACCGGCTCATTGCCCTTGGCGACAATGAACAGTTTTTCAACCTCTTCCACCGCCTCCTTGTGGCGCATATGGTTGCGCTTGTGGTACGCCTCGTGAAGCGGGTTTTGCGTGTTCGTCATGATATCCATCGCCTTTTTGTGTGCCTCTTCGGGGGTGTTCGTGAACGCGGGACCCTCTCCCTTAACGAAACTCCCGTCGCCGATCAGGTTTCCGATGGTGGCAAGTATCCGAATCGCTACCGGATTATTGCCAAACTGGTCTTTGAAAGCCTGCGCTTCTTCGGCTTTCCCGCCGTAGGTATCAACGATCCTTGCGGCCAGCGCGAGATTAGCGTCATATTTCCCGCCCCACTCGGCCTTTAGCTTTTCCGCCGCTGCCTCGCTTTCCTTTGTCACGGCTGCCTGGTGCGCCGCGGTCGTCTCCCCGATCCACCCCATGATCGCGGCGTTGAGCTGATTCGCCTGTTTCCCGGAAAGCCCGATCTTGTGCGAGAGGGCCTTGACGCTCGCCTCGAACTCCGGAACCACTTTTATGCCCTCAGGCGGTTTGGCATCGAACACGTATTCATCCGGTTTCGATGGCCGCCCGAGCTTGTCATAGAGCGCGTTCCATGCCTCTTCCGTGTCCAGTTTCCCGGCGGGGATGACCACCTTGTCGGCCCCGACCATCCGCTGTGCATTGACGTGGGATTTCAGGACATCCGCCACGCCTTTGCCCTTGAAAGCGCCGATGCTCGGCTCGGCCTTTAGATCGTCCGGCAGCGTCGCTATAAAGGCGTCGTCAATGGTGAATACCGGGGGGGAATTTTGATTCTGCCCCCCGCCGTCCGCGTTTTGCTGCTGGTTGCCTTGTTGCTGATTGCCCTGTTGACCAGGATCATTCTCCGGCATACTCCAATACCTCCTTGATAAATTTTTCCCTCTCGTCGGGCAGTTTTACCCGCGATAGGATGTAAAGCAGGGCGTTCCGCTCGCCCTCCCGAAACGCTGTCTCGTACACGTCGCCGGGATGATACGTCGGCTCAAACAGGTGAAACCG